CTCATCGGGTGAAGTAGAACAAAATAAATAAAATGAAAACACTAGAATTATTTGCCGGTTCAAGATCCATTGGAAAAGTATGCGATGCCCACGGTTTGCAATGCTTCTCCTCGGATTGGAATGCTTTTGATGGTATCGATTATGTCGTGGACATCAATAAGTTTGAATATGATAAAGTACCTTTTATCCCGGATATGATATGGGCATCTCCACCATGTACTACCTTCTCTGTTGCATCTATAGGTAGACATTGGGATAGGGATCGGAGGCCCAAAACACAAGATGCCATCATGGGTTTGCAGATCCTAAAGAAAACAATTGCAATCATTGATTACTACAGAACTTTGAATCCGGATTTAATATGGTATATTGAGAATCCTCGTGGCATGATGCGTAAGATGGATGCGTTTAACGTATTGCCCCACATTCGTCTCACGGTTACTTATTGTCAATATGGCGATACAAGGATGAAGCCGACAGATATTTGGACAAACAATTATGGATGGAATCCTCGCCCAGCTTGCAAAAATGGCATGCCATGTCACGTTTCTGCGCCTCGTGGATCTCAAACTGGTACTCAAGGTCTGAAAGGTGCGTACATAAGGTCACAAATTCCCCATGAATTATGTGAGGAAATAGTAGCAAGTACTTTAAAATATAGGAAGTAAATATGAAAAACATAATAAATAAATTGATTGACCTGGGTAGCGTGGAGTTTAATCCGTTCACCCTACAAACAAAAGTACCACGTTACTCATTCTGCGTAGGTTACAGCGAAGATGATTTAATCGATAGCGTAACCCCGGAGACCGTTATCCATGACCTAGTTGAAAATGCAAAGGATATTCGCAGCGAGATTGTAGAAGAATGTCCAGAGTCTTCCTTCTTCTGCATTGTGTACGCTATGGATTCAACCTACACCATTTATTACCAATGGGGCTCAGATGATCTCAAGGAAGCTACCAAACACGCCCTAGAGTACGATGAGAATGAAATACTGGATATCAAGTATGGCGAGTACATGACAATCGATGACAATGGAAATGTAATAGACGATGGAGAAGATTGATATTTTTGTTCCGATGGAAGACTACAATGAGTTCGTATCTCGTTTTGACAATGCTAAGGTTGCCATAGATGCGCTGACCATAGCTGTGGAAAACCGTGTACGTTCTCATCGGTCTCTGCTGAACCGGGATTTGATTAGCCGTAAGGATAGGATCAAGATTACCATCCCGGTTAAAGACTACCTCATGCCATACCTTAATGAGTACTGCGTAATGAAAGGCCTAACCCGGACGGAATTTATAACCAAGATACTAAAAAGAAGAAACATATGAAGGCAATTGGATACATCCGGGTGTCAACGGATATGCAAGCAGAGAAAGGTGCTTCACTTGAGAACCAGGTCGCACGTATTAAAGAATTCGCTGAGAAGAAAGGTCTGATCCTTGAAAAGATTTACGAGGATGCCGGATTCAGCGGTAAGAATACCAATAGACCGGCCTTTCAGGAAATGCTCAGCAGAATAAATCAAGGTGGTATATCTGCGCTAATCGTATGGCACAGCACACGTTTCGCACGTAATCTCCGGGACTTCATCAATCACATGGCTGACTTGGAGAAGAAAAAAGTTAAGTTCTACTCTATAGAAGAACCTGAGATGTCCGGTTCCTCCGGCAAGGCAATGCGTAATCTTATGGCAGTCTTTGCAGAATACCAATCGGATGTTACATCTGAGTACACCAGATCGGTTAAGGCGAACCTTAAGAAGAATATGAAAGTATACTGTGCATACGCCCCCTTGGGTTACGTTAATGCAGATGGTGTTCTGAGACCCGATTATAACGCAATCGAGCTCGTTACACAAATTAGAAATGATCACGCTCAGGGTTTATCTTTACGCACCATAGCAAACAAGTTAAACAAAGCCGGGCACAAAGGAAATAAAGGTGGTAGATTCTACGCCTCAACAATACAGAAAATACTAAACAATAAGATATATGAAAACATTTGAAACAAAACAAGACAAACAAATCAGAGAGCAAATCGAAGAATGCATCGAAGAAGTAATCGGTGTACCTCGTGAGTTCTGGCAGTACAAAGGCAGCAGAAAAATAGCGGTGGTAACAATACGCCACATCTATGGTTACTTCCTGAAAACAAAGTCCAGGATGACCTTGCAAGGCATTGCAAATCAGATGGGGCACATTAATCATACAACCATTATCAGTTCAAACAAGGTGGTTGATAATTGGCTGAGCGTACCTTCCATGTACAGAAAAGAAAATCAAATCATTCAACAAGTAGAGAAGCTATACGCAGAAAGATATCCGGAATGCGTTACTGAACTTATTGATTAATCCTAATAATATGAAAGTAAAAATAGATCATGAGATGAACATTGTTCCTATCAAAAAGAGAACAGCGTTAAAATTATTTACACTGATACTAGTTGGTGTGGCCATTATTACCAATATATATCTATTGACAAAGAACCCGGAGATTCAGACCATATACCGGTATCTGAGCCCCGAACACAACCACAATGATGTACCGCTGACACAAGATTCTTTGGTTGCGGAATTACACAAAGATGGATGCGTTTTGGTTAACGTAGCAATCGCCCAAGCACGCCTGGAATCTAATCTCGGCAAGAGCAATGTGGGTAGAACTGCAAAGAATATGTTTGGTATTACTTACCACAACTGCAAGTATGTCTCCGGCAAGTACGGTCCATACGCAACCTACAAAACGTATCGTGATAATATCAAATGCTACATCCACATCCAAGACTATTATCTCCGGGCTATCGATGGCAGATATGCTTCAGCACCGGATTACATTCAAACAATAAGAAAAATCAAATAACCATGATATACATCGAAACAAGACAACAGACAGAAATCCGTCTCGGTATTGTAGAAACAATCGAGGACGTGATCGGAGTCCCCAGGGAGCTGTGGGAAATGAAAAGAAGCCGTTTAAACGAGGAAGTAATGATTCGCCACATATACATCTATATGTTGCATAACTACGGCAAGTTTACATTGCAGACCATAGCAAGGATTGTAGGATTGAAAAATCACTGCACGGTTATTCAAAGCATTAACCGGACCAAGGAATGGTTCGAGGACGAGCAATACGATTACGAAAGAAATTTACTGGAAGAAATAAAAGAAAACTATGAACAAAGAATTAATAAAACTGCTGAGTCACTTGCTCGATAAGACCGATCCGAATTGGTCTCAGAACCCGGAGCTAATCGATGCCATGAATAAATTACACGAGAGAAAAACATTCGCTCCACCCACACTCCAGGAAGTAATTGAGGAACTGGGTAAGCAACGTGTGTTCAATCATGTAGTTCAGGCAACTAAGTTTTGGAATTTCTATGAGGCCAAGAACTGGATGATAGGAAAAAACAAAATGAAAAATTGGAAAGCTGCCATTAAGACTTGGAATTTCGAAAAAGAAAGTATATTTTTGTAAACTTGCTTATGAAAAAGACCATACATTCAATTGCAGTTGCACTATACATCATAGTATTAATCTATGCCTCTTACTGGTGTTTCTACGTATCCTTTAAGAACATGGATGATTTAGTCGAACAAACAACAAAAAAGAAATGAAAATACCTGAAATCAAGGAGATACGATTCTCCATCTGCGAACACAATCCCAGGGCACAAAGCATCTGTGAGCCCGATGAGAAATTAGATCTGAATGAATTTTATAAGAACATCCAAAAACAAATAATACAAATCTATGAATCTACGACAAGCACTGAGACTCAAAAAGGACTTTGGGTTTCAAAAGAAAACCGTTACAACAACTGAGAGCGGTAGTAACAAAGTATTCCATTATTTCGAAAAGGATATTAATGGAGTAAGTTTGATGATCAGCAATGACGAAGGAGATAAAGAATGGCACGGTTCTATCTTTGATTACCCCATTAAATTCTACACTCCGGCTAGCTTCAGAGGGTTGATCCTATCCATCATGGAAGGACACTGGAATGAGTAAACTTGAGTATGTAAATCGTGATAACAATGTAATTACATTTACCAAGCTGGAGGACCAGTCAGTTATCATGGAAGGTGTAGAGTATCTTCGTGCTTCTTATGATCAGGACTTGTATGGACCTAACGATAATATCTACACTATGGTTGATCCATCCGGTGGACCTTACTTGCAAAAAGGTATGTCATTAAAACACATCAATCACAATTGGTATCACCTGATTATCCAATACTTCACCATACATGATAATAAGATTCATATTCACTTCTATCCGGATACCATCTCAGCAAATATAACCAACGAGGTTCCGATTTGGAAGATATACAATACCGATGGAGAGGTAATAGCTAAGAAGAATACCTACGAGAAGGCAGTTAAATTTATAGAAAGTAAATACGATTACGATGAATTCGGACAAGCTTGTAAGGTTGGGAATTGATTTAAGAAACAGATGGAGCGGAGAGGTTAAGACTCTCTGCCCCAAATGTTCTAATCAAAGGAAGAAAAAGAATGATCCTTCATTGGGTGTCAATATAGATACCGGTGTTTGGAAATGTCATCACTGCGGATGGTCAGGTTCGGTTAATCAGTATGTGAGGCCCGAACCTAAGAAACCTATCGAAACCGATGGGATTTACACGTACTTTGAGAAACGTAAGATTACCAAGGAAACAGTGGACTTCTTTGGAATCACTGAGTCAACTGAATGGATGCCCCAGGATCAGAAAGAACACAAGGTTATTTGCTTCAACTATTTTCTAAACGATGAACTTATCAATATTAAATTTAAGACCGCTGACAAGAAGTTCAAGATGGTCAAAGACGCACGAAAAATCCCTTACAATGTGGATTCAATCAAAGACTCTGAGTATGTTATCATATGCGAAGGAGAAGAAGAAACAATGGTCTGGCATCAGTCTAACCTCAGGGCAGTTTCTGTGCCTAACGGTGCTAGTCGGAACAACAATAACTTGGATTGGCTTGATGCTACTTATGACCTTTTTGAGTCAAAGATAATTTACCTTGCAACTGATAACGATGAGCCCGGAAGGAAACTGCGCCAAGACATAGCACGTAGGTTTTCAAGTCACGATATCCGTATCATAGATTTTCCGGAGAGCGAGAAGGATGCCAATGATTGTCTGAAAAGATACGGACAGGACTTCATAGCTCGTCTGTTCCATGATGCCAAACCTCTTCCAGTGGAAGAAATATCTTATGCCCTTGACTACTTGGATACCATCAAGTCTTTTCAGACCGATGGGTATCCTGTTGGTGCTTTAGTGGATATGTCT